ACATCTTATCACCGCAACTACTAGTATAACGCATCAGCAACCATATACCAACTTTTTTCTTTTCTTCTTCTGTTAAACTATCATACCAGCCTCTATCTTTAGTATCAATAGATCTCATTTCTTCTTTGATATTTAATTTATTTGACAATGATTACTTCTCCTTCAGTTTCTATCCAAACTTTTGCACCACATGATAATGGCTTGTCTGGACTATATACTACTTTTGAATCACCTTTAATAACAACTTCGTGTGCGTAGTTATTATTCTTAGATGTTTTACATGTTAACACAGGTTCTCTTTCACCTGTTTTACTATTACGTTTTATAACGTGTTGATTAACATGTATTCTAGTCTTCATTGTACTACCAAAGCTCACTAATGTCAAGTACTTCTGGCAATTTGTTTGCTTCTTTAACAAATAATACACAGGGCGAATTTGGTTCATCACTTAATGGCACATTTAACAAATGTCCAAACTTTAGTTTAGGTGCATACCATTTTACATCTGTATAAATGTTTGTAATGCTTATTTCTAAATATTTTGGTGTAAATCCTGTTAATGGGTTAAATGCAAATACACTAAATCCTCTATCATTTAAACTCATTAAACTTACTACTTCTGGATTACCACATTCTGGGTCGCAAATTACTACACTCCAGTCCAATGGCATAGTAATAGAGTATTTTCCTATTTGAATAACTGCCGCTGGTGCATAAAAACTTTCTAAGAACACTAATGGAATAAAATAATAATCAATGTTCCCTGGGTTACTGTAATCTAAAATGCTGTATCGTAAATCTTCTATAGTATCTGGTATGTCATCTAGTTCATACGTTTCGTTTTCAACTGTTAATATTTTCATACTTATTCCTTATTGCCAATCTACTTTATCAATAGTAAATGGATAGTTTGCTTCTTTATAAAACTTCTTACGCTCTGTTAAGTGTTTTTTGCTAAATTTTGCTGAACTGGTAATATCCCATATTTGAACATTATCCTTATCTTCAGCTTTACGAATTCCACGACCTATACTTTGAATTACTCTAACAAAACTTTTACCCGGTTCTATGAGTACCAAATTAAAGATACGTGGTATATTGATTCCTACTGCCGCAACACCATATGTTGCTACTACAATTTGATTAGTTCCTTCATTGATATCATCATAATGATCTTTACGATCTGTTGACTTCATTGCGCCACTAACAAAGTTTGCTTGTGGAAGATTATCACAAATCAATCCACCGGCTTTGATTCTATCTACTAACACAAGTGTATTTCCTGATTTAGAAACCTTTTCAATTAATCCACTCACATATTCCATTCGAGCTTTATCTGTAGTAAGATATGTTAGCTCGCTTTGGTAATTATTATATTCTACGAATTCTTTCATTTGTACAACATTAACATGACACTGACTAAGTACATCCATGTCTTGTAGTTCACTTGCACTAAGTTTGTTAGTTACTTCGCCTAAACACGCTTGTAAACTAACCTTCTCATGATCTGCTTTAGGAATAGTTCCTGTTAGACCCCAACGCAATGGAATGTGAGCAAATTCTTTTGTTAACAAATCTTTTAACACATCTGCTTTAGCTTGGTGTACTTCGTCTACAATAACACAAGTTACATTTTCAGTAAATTCGTGTAAACTAAGTTCATCAAGTCCATCACGGAAACGCTTTCTAATACTATTCAAACTTTGCCATGTACATATAGTATGGGTATGTCCTATTTGTTTTTTGTCGCCGAAGTAAACTCCAACATCCAGTCCTAAGTTAGCATAATCATCAGCAGTTTGTCTTACCAAGTCTTTGTTTGGCACGATAACTATTGACCTTCCATACTGTTCTACACGCTCACTAAGTGCTGCAGTAATTAATGTTTTACCTGCACCAGTGGCAATTTCTTGTAAACAATGCGGTGTATTTAAAAACTTGTTTACAATTTCAATCTGATAGTCACGAAGTGTAATAGGCTCTCCTGCCATTTGATGTTTTTCTGGCCAAAGTCTATTTTGAAATGTTGTTTCGTCTACGATTGGAAAATCAAAGTTGTGTATATTTCTTAGATCATCAATATCAATTTCATAGCCTTGTTCAACTATTATAGGTAATACTTTGTCTAGCAGATTAGTATATGTAACACCACCTACTGAAAAATAACTTTGACATCCGTCCCATCTGCCTAACTTGTATGCTGGCACATGGAATGCATATGGTAAAAAGAACTTTAATTCTTTTTCACATTTTCTACGAGTGCTAACATCAAGACCTTCTATCTTACAGTTAACTTCGTCTTTGAGAATAATTTTACATTTCATATTAGTATAATACACTATTGTATGGGATAAGTCAAGCTCGAACGCTTGATTATGTTAGATATTTTAAAAGTAAATAAAGACAAAACAGTGTAAATGAAATTGATGCAATTAATGATATCCAAAAACCATTTTGTAATACCATGTATGCAAATATAGGAAAGAAAACTAAACTTACAACTACAAAGTAAACTGTTTCTTTTGCCAGTTGGGCAAACACTTCTGGTTGTACTCCACTAAGATGCATAAAGATAACACTTATTACACTACCCAATGGTATTCCTAGTATTAACGCACCCATGGTTGGATTACCACGCTCGGCTGCTGTTACTACACCTGCGATAACTAGCCCGCCTATGATTGCTTTGATTACGAATTCCATCCTGTATTTATGTCATAAAAAAAGCCCCGAAGGGCTTTTTCTAAATTTTATTTTTATACTCTACGCATACAAGTGACTTCAGCAGTTCGTTTCCACTTTTCATCACCAAAACTCTTTTTAAGATCTGCAAGTTTAGTAACCATACGCAAACTAATCTCACGCATCTTTTCTTTGTTATCGATCATAAATTCCATAACATCATTTTCTTCTTCTGAAGTAAACTGATATTCATTGAGCATACCATCTGCAACAATCTGCTTACATCTAAGAACTTTCTCCCTAGTTGTATCCATTGTAAGATCTAAGTAATGACACCTTGACATAATGGCTGCTAAGTGATCTTTAATCTTACCACGCACATTATCAAACTTAAGGTTAGTAATAAAAATAACACTACCTTGGAATTCAAAAGTATCTGGAATACCTTCTCGTCTTAGTAATGCACTATCTGTATTCCAACTTAATTTACGCTTTTTACAAGAGTCAAGTGCTGCTTTAAGCAAGTTAAGACTTGTCTCGTCATACAATACTGTATCACAATCGTCTAACACAAGAACACTATTCTTATCTGCGTTATTGTAAAGTACTTTGTACAAACCAATTGCACTTGAGGCACCTTTGATAACTTCAAAACGTAATTTGTTACCTGCTAGTGTATCAAACAAACTATTCTTTTCTAATACTTGTTCAACACCAAATGATTTACCAACTCCTGGAGGGCCTGTTACAACCATACCACGCACAACACCATCAATTGAGGCTTGTGTCATATCATCTAGTATGCTAAAACGCTCACGCATACGCTCGATAATCTGGTTATCTGTTTCGTTTGGATTGTCCTTCACATTATTAGGAAGAACTTCTACAATTGTCTCACCTTTACGATTCTTGCGAGACTTTTTTAGTTGCATTTGTGCCATTTATTAAACTCCTGTTTTTTATTAACTATACTTACAGTATACAGTAAGACATCTTACTTGTCAACCTTTTATTTGATCTTTTATTCATAGAATTGGGCCCAATGTGAAAAAGGGCCCAATAATCTAGTTTAGTAGGTATTATACTAATACTCTTTTTTTAGAAATAGTGTATTCGTTAGTTGCTCTACCAACATCACCACTTTCAACTGCTGTTGCTCTTACATTAAAACCTTCATCTCTTAATTCAGAAAGTCTTGCACCCGGAGATGCGATGTCTAATTTGTCTCTTAGATCATCCATAGTAAAAGATTTACCTGTACCCCAGAATTTAGCTAGGATTCTTTGGTTTTGAGTACCTTCTTTGAAAAATTTAGTACCCACTGCTTTTGTTTTTTTAGTTTTTGGCATTTTAACTCCTTTTTATTATTAATTATAATAACTTAATGTTATTGTTAAGTATAATATATACTAGGAAGGGAATTCTGTCAACCTTTTAAATAAACCGCTATACTTGTAGGATTTTTACCCTATTTACAAGGGTTTCTTTGGCATTTGAGTACTTTGATAGCTCATGTTTGTTAACTGTACCACGAATTTTAATGGTTTTATCCGAAATAATATCACTAATATCCGGTTGATCTCGCCACCAAAACTTAATAATATCCTTTTCAGCATAAACTGTAGTAATCATATAAACATCACTAGTTTGAATAAACTTAACATCTAGTACTTTTACATTAATATCGTATCGTTTGCCACGATTACCAAAATACATACTACTATGCTTTAGTGCAGACATTTTATCTTCAACTGCTTCACGCTTTTTGTCAATTACTACACTATGTGGTAAACTAGCAATAATACTTACTGCAAACTTATTAACATTTGGCTCTGATAGAGCTTTAGCAACGTTTTGCTCAAAATTATTGAGGTTATTAGTCATCTTTTTAATCATTAACTTACCATTAATAGTATCAATAAGATTATTAGCATTTGTAATTTCTTCTTCAGTGAACGACATTTTTGGATCTTCTAGAATATCAACAATACAAGACTTATTGTCTCGTATTTCAACAGGTTCACCGCTTTGTGTATCAGTATCTGTGTAACCTTGCCCACTACGGACAAATCCTTGATCTTTATAAACCAAGACTGCGGCACACATTACATCAATAACTGTGATAGTTGGCCATGGTGTTTTATTCATTTGTGTCTCCAGTGGTAAAATTAAGTGTTTATCGAACATTTTCTATTTATAAGTATAGTATACGGCAAGAAGTCTTACTTGTCAACCTTTTTATAGTGAAATATCTTCTAATCCTGCGGCACGTAGTTTAACTACATTATTGATCTGGAATTGCTTGGCTTCTAATGCCTTAATAATGCCTATGTATTTGTTTCTTACCAAACTAAAGTCGTTGATAAGATATTGTAAATCTACTACATCTTGCTCGCCGTCAACAAACTTGTCTGCATCACGCGAGCTAAGTGCTTTATTGTAGTTTTCTAAAAACTTACGAAATGTTTTGGATCGTAATGTACGCATTTCGGTATGTAGAAACTCAAGTATTGCTTCTACTTCCTGTAATTGATTAAATCTATGTTCTACAATACCTGGCATGTCTCTACTTTGCTTTTCTAACACACCTTTCATGCTGCACTCAAATC